CAACGTAGATAACATTACCTTGAATATTCTTTAGAAAATTCTCCAGTCTTGAAAGAGGCATCTTATTGGGCTATGTACAAATTTTCTTCTGTTTTATTTATTCAATGAATTATACCAGAATGAAAGAACAAATCTCTCATTACCCTCAACCTGACTAACATAGTGAAGATATTGGGAATTTGAGAACACAATTAGTTTTCCTACCTCTGGTTTAACTTCAAATTCTTCAAAACAAGTGCAGCCACCTGTGAAGTTATCATTTAAGTACAACATTGCAGCAAATACGTCAGGTTTGTGAATGTTGTTATCATCAACATGGGGTTTCATGAATGTGCCAATTGGCCATCTTACTACTCCAACATAATCTAAATTAGCAGTTGAATCAAAATTTTGACAAATACTATTCACTCTGTTTACAACCTCATGGTCAAGAGATGGGACAGTGGTATCCACATCACCACCATAGTAAACAGCGCCATGATTTTTCCAATCTACCGTTGTTAAGTATGTATCACCACCACGACTCTCATCACCATAAGGTATTTCATCTTTATTTGCAAGAGATAGATCTATAAATTTTTGACACTCATCCGAAGAAATAAAATTTTCTTCTATGTAAATTAATTTTTTCAAGTGGTGATTGTGTTTGGTGGGCCAGAAAAACGAGGGTCATTATAAGTTTTCTTGTCCTCATCAACTTTGTTCGGATCAAAATTAGGATCAGGATAATCCTCCCAACTATTACCTTCATACTCAACTATTAATGGATTAATATCCTTTCTTTCAGCATATACATGATAAAAACAATCAATTAGAATCTCATTAGTTAGAAAATCTTGATTTGCACCAAGCTCAATCACTACATACGAACTGTTAAAACTTTCAATGACTAGATTTTGATTCTTACCAATTGGTTGTAATTGAACTGTGATACTATTTTCATGAACTAAATCTTTCCAATAGTATGGTAACTCAATAATATTTGAACCTTTAAGTCTACCACGATAATAAACTCCAACTTCGGGGCCTTCAATACATGCGTAACGAAGACGATGACCATCACCTTTTGTTGGATGTTTTAAATCAAATGGTTTTGGTCTTGCATCAGCAGAGCCAAATCTGGAAGCGAGTTTACCCTTGTTTCCACAATCAACTGCACCTGACACAAACATGTCACCTATAACATGAACTGTATCAACAGATGCACCACCAGATATAAGCAGAGCATTAGCAGTTTTACTATCGCCTGCAACAGTCAAATTACCATCAGCTTTAATCGCAAGACTTGATTGATATGCTGGATTTACATCAAGTGGATTTTGTGTTGCAGCATTTGAGGCGACATTTAAATTCGCTTCATAGCCAGGAGATGCGGAAGTTTTACCAATATAAACGGGGCCATTAATGACAGCAGTTCCAGTTGGTGAGGTATCAGGTGGAACATAGGATACATCGTTTGTTCCAACAACTATTTTATCTGTTTGGGTCTTAGCAATATTCATTTTAAATTGATGGTGGACTAATTGTTGTTGCGTTCTTAAGAACTTTTGACATCACTCCATAATTTATATCAGCATTTGCAGCAGCCAAAGCAAAACCATATTTAAGTTCCATAAAACCATTACTTACAATATTCATGTCTTTAGTTGATCTGATGGCAATCTTTTCACCTTGAAGACGAATATCAGGTGAATCTATGTTTACAATTCTAGTGGCTTTAACATGAAACTGACCATCTTGTCCACCACCATTCGCATCCATAAGAATATTTCGTCCTTTCAATATTATATTGCCATCCTCTGCATCAATAACAACATCACCCTTTTTACATTTTATGATTTTAGCAGGCAATTGAGACATATCGCCAGGATCTCTAACTTTTAAACCCTCACCAAGAATCTCCATTGAACATCCTGGCGTATATAAAACTGCTTTGCCAGTTCCAGGCCCCTCTCCCTCAGATCCTTGACCAGTTCCAGAATGAAACGCAAAAGATTGTGCCTCTTGTGTTTGAACCTCATATAATGTCTCTCCATGTATGCTGCTCTGTCCACTTTGAGTGACATATCTCAAACGAACATCTCTTTCTAAATTTTGTTTATCTTTTGGTTCCTTTGACATTTTACTTATGAATACAATCTATTACTGTAATTACAGTTGTTTGTGGTAAATTCCTATCAAAAGGAATATCCGTATCAGCAGATTGAGCTGCATCCTCAACCTTAGTGAATTTAAGAACAGGTCTTAACTGAGCTCCAAAACCAGTCTCACTATTTATTGTCAGTTCTGGAAGATCTGTGAATCCAGAACCACCATTTACTACAGTTGCACCGACAATATGACCTCTTTCAATTTTAAGTTGAACTTCTGCCTTGCCAGGCTGATTAATTGGAATGTCAGCACCAAACTCTTCATCTGGTTCTTCCTCATCAACAGATCCACCTTCAACGGTGATGGTGTCTTCATCTGTGTATGCATATCCAGCATTTGCAACAACAACGTCAGATAGTTCGGTTATGTAAGAAGTTGCACCATCGTAACTAGCATTTGGATCTGGTACTAATTCTTTAACATTACCATCAATGTCAGTTTCTGTTGAGTTTGGTAGATACTCTTGGCCAGGATCTGTCATCACAACACCAATCACACCAATTTCAGTTCCGTTTGGATCTGAGATATAAACTGGCAAATCTGATCCTGTGACACTCAATCCAATATCAGATATTTTAACTGAGTTTTCATCATTATCAAAGACAATATCACCAACCTTTTTCCCATCAGGAATTAAATCTCTCTGTCTGTCTTCTTCGGTATATTTTACTGGAGAAACATTTCCCATCACTGGATATCCACCAGCACCATATCCTTTATCACAACTATCAAAGAATGAAAGTAAAGGTGGTCTCCTATATCCAAATCCTGTTCCGTTTATTGCAACTCCTATTATATTGCCAAGTGCATTTACAATCGCAGAACCTGTTGCTCCTTGACCAGAACTACCAATAAAGTCAACTCTTGGTGGGCCACATTGAAGAACGTTAGTATTACAATCTGGTCTGGTTGGTGAGGCCTCTATCGCACCATCCATAGCATCAACTAAAGGATTAACTAAAGAGGTGAGTGCAGAAACATCTAAAATATTTTCAAAAGAATCTGCAACTTTTTTAGTGACTCCACTTTTTGAAGAGAAAGTTGATGGTTCAGCACAGTTTAAATTATCACAGTCAAGAACATTTGTAATAATATTTGCAAATTTAATTGCCTTTGAAAATGTTTCACTTGGTAATGCGATTCCACCACCTTGAATGTTGTTCAATTGATCAAACAACCCACCTAACGCAGTATCCAAGACATTATTAATCTGTCCAAACATATCACCTAAGAAATTTTCAACTCCACAAACAGGTATATCAACTATCTGACCTACCATGTTCTCAAAACTTTTGGATAGATAATCAAGTAATTCATCTTGAATCTTTTCAAGATTACAAAAGATAACATCTGATAGAGACTTTACAGCTTGTCCAGCTGGAGCTTGATTGACCTTTGGCACATTATCTTTTAAAGTTGTTGATAATTTATCAAGTGTCTCTTGAATCAACCATGAACGACCACGACGAACTAATTTTGTCATGGAGTTATGAACTTTGTTTGTCGTTAATCTAATTTCATTTTGAATGTCAACTATTCCACCAAAGGCTGGATCAATAAAAGTATTAGCCTCGTTTAATGACTGTAGATCTTGTAATTTACGAGTAAAATCTTTAATTGTATTACTTATTTTTGAAATCTCATTATCTTCACATGGAATGACAGGATCTAATGTAATATTTGTTGCCGCTTCTTTTTGTTTTTGTGCTTGAGTTTTTACGGATTCACCATCAGAAAAATTTCTTGTTGCTGGTGATTTTGGTATCCATTCATCATTGTAACGGTGTTTACCTGATTTTTGAACAACTTTAGGTGGAGTGTATGGAACAAAACAAGTTTGTTTCTTTTTCTTAAATTCTTTATTTGTTAGTCTATCTGCAACAAATGGTTGTTTAAATAAAGTTCCAAAAATAATAGGTTGTTGAGCATCATCACCATCAGCGAAAAATCCAACGACTACCTCTCCACCTTGATATTGCATAGTTTGTCCAGCGCCACCAGTTGTTGTGGTATTTGGTGGTAGAAGAACATGTGCCATCGGTAATTTATCATCTGGTAAATCATCTGCACAATCATGATATCCTACAATGCGAACTCTGCATCTAAGACCATAAATTGGTTCACCGTTTTTTGCTTTTACCTTCTCCGTGGCATCATTCCACTTTCCTTTTTTAGGATCAGTCACTTGACCAATCCACCATCGGAATGAATCTTTTCCAAAAAAGTTAGTGGTATCTTCAAACATTAAATTAATCGTCGTAGATTAAACACTCTGGTTCGTCTGGATGATTGTCACAAAACAATTCAAGTGCATTTGGATCATGATGATCGCCTGCTGCGATCTCTTCTTTATGGTGTTCTACATACTCTTCAAGTTCATGCAACTCTTCCTTAGCATGTCTTCTTGCTGCTGGATTCGCTTGTGGATCGTCAGCAATTTTTTTGTCATATTCAATGTGATCTTCTATTGATTTCATTTGATTAGTTGATTTTTTACTATTTAGCTGAGAAAGTATCACGAATTATTTCAAGATGAGTTGATGAACTTCTATCAACATTTATCATGTGCATTAATTTTGATATTAGATACTTACCACTTACATCAGAAAAATCATTTTTTCCACTCTTCGTATTTTTATCATCAGACTTGTAAGGGAGTTTGATTTCTATCATGTCTCCGATTCTCAAATCCGTATTAAAAGAAACCATGATATTCATGGTATATGAGTTGAGTAAGTTATTCCTAGCATAGGACTTATTTTGATATTTGGCAAGTTCAGAATCCTTTTGTTCATCATTTCTTTTAGATCCTTTTTGCATGGCGCCAGGATCTATTAATCTTAACATTAATCTTGATGGATGTTCGTCTAATTTTTCAGGTAACTTTGGTGGGTTTTTGATTCCAGTATTATCAGATATTTTATAATCTACGACAGTTTTTTCTCCTTTTTCAAGATTAATATATATTGTTCTACTCGCATATGTTCCCATTCTTAAATTTAAACCAATATCATTAGTTCTTAAAACTTTAGAATCTAGAAGACTAAATGTATCCGCTTCGTAGACAGTCTTATCTAGTCTTTTATATGTGAATTTTGGTTTTGTTTCTAGTAATTTTTTTATTGATTTGAAATGATAACCCTCAAGATTTTCATAAAATAAAAATCCACAATCCTCCTTATCTGAAGAGGCTTTTGGCGATAACCACTGAATTGTAGGGAATGGTCTTTTTAAATTACCTACAAAAGTATACTTATTTAAACTTCTATCGTTTTTAAGTTTTTTCTTGGTTTGAATTCCCTTCTTATCTTTAATTAAAATATCCTCCACAATATCAGCGATATTACCATCAAATCTTTTACTCAATCTTGCAGTTTGATCAACCAGACCTTCAGCAGAAACAAATTCAAGAGAAAACTTTTGTTTTAAAGATGTTGTAGATATATCAAAAACTTGATTTAAAATTAAATTATGATCTGTGGTAATCTCAAAATCTTTTTGACCTTCATCTGCAGCCTGTTTTGAAACTTGAACCTTTAAAGTTAAATACTCTCCACCAGTAATTCCGAATTTACTCACAAATTGATCCACATCAATAATATCTCTCACAAACACTGAAAGAGATGGAGTTCCTATGTTCTCATGATATGAAATTTTTGGATTACCACCAGAAATATCATATCCCTCTTTTCCAAACTCTTTTAAAGCTTTTGATGATGATTCATTAGCAACGAGTCTAATGTGTTTAATAAAATAATTATTATCCATTATAGTTTATGAGCAATTGATTTTTTTCTGTCTCTAGTCACAACCTTAACACTAGTCGCTGGAACTGGAACTGGTGTTGGAACAGGATTTGAAACAGTTTTTGTAGTAATTGTATTGATCGGTTGAATTACAGTTTTTACTCTTGTAGTATTTACACTTTGATTTATGGTATTAGCAAGATCATTAAATGATTTAGCTTCCTTGGCATCTGCTTTGACAAGACCCTCTGAATTATATCTTTTCTCAGATTTTGACTCAAATGCATCTTCACTACTAACAAGATAATCTGTTGGCATTCTATTTTGTTCTTCCGTTCTTGCAGCTGTAGCAAATGATGCATCACTATTTGATAAAATATTGAACAACGTATCTTTTGGTAATCCTGTTGATCCAGACAGAACATCATTGATGGTGACATCCTCAAACCCTTTGATTTTATGTATTTCACCAAGAAGTTGATCTTGATGTTTTATCAAATCATCTTTCGCAATGGAAGAAATTCTTGATGATAGTGTCTCTGTCTCAGTAAAAGTTTCTACACCACCATCTTCATCTGTTTCTGTGATGGTGGGAGTATGACTATAACTAGATTCCGTCAGACTAGAACCAATCAATTCTGTTTCACTTTTGAAAAGAGTTGTACCGTCAGAGGTTCTTTCCTCATAAGAATCTGATGAACGACCTTTACCAGTATCAAAGAAAGACTCCATCACCACGTTTGATTTTAAATCACGAGCATTTTCTCTTCCGATAGAGGCTTCAAAATATGCACCTTTGTTTGGAACTAATCCACCTTCGTTAAATCCAAGTATATTTTTCTGTTTTGGTTGAGACTCTGCAGCCTGTTGAATTCCTATTTGTATGCCTTCTTGTATACCTTCCTGTTTTCCCTGTTGAAAAAATGGTTCTGGATTAATTTGTTGTGCATTTCTTAGTTCCTCTTGAAAATTAAATACTGCATCTTCTCTAAGTTTAATTTTACGTTCTTTTTCATCCAAAGACTTATCTTTAGATGATATTTTTCTGAAGAATGATTCTGAATTAACTGTCATTTATCTGAAAGTATTATTAGATGTATCAGTGAGAAGTGCAATGAATTCAGATGGACTCTCAGGATCCATGACCGCTGGACTGCCAGTATCAGCAAGATCAAATTGTGGTTGTATAGTAGATCCTGTACCGTCACCACTAGATCCACCCATGTTTTGAGTAATAGTGTCTAAAATCTCAACACTATTATCACCACCACCTTCACTAGGATTTTGTGCAATATTTACACTCAAATCTTTATTTGAATCTGACTTATCAGGGTTTACTCCTCTTTTATCAAAATCAAATTTATTTCCTGTAATAGCATCAGCAACACCAGCAAGAACTCTTTTAAATCCCTCTGGTTTGGATTGTTCTACTGATTTGGATTGTTCTACTGGTTTTATACCAAATTCTTTTCTCTTGTCGTCCACTCTTGATCCCATTTCATCTATAGTGATGAAACCATCAGAATTAGCATCTAATCCTTCATTAGCTGCATAAACTGATGGATTACCCAACTCTCCATCAGTAAATTTATTAAACTTCGTCATTAATTCAAAATCCCCGCCTTTATCAGTATATGCTGGCATAATAACGCTCGTATATAATTCACCTTTGCTCGCTCCTTTTGGCAAATTAACAATTTCAAAATATTTTTCAACAAATTTCATCTGTTGAGCACGATTCATCTTAACTAATTTTTCTTGAGTTGTTCCTAACTCCTTTGCTCTATCAGCACTAAATTGTATTAAACCAACATGAGTACCATTATCAGAAGCTGGATTTAAACTTGACTCTGATGCCATTAGTCCTAATAGATCGCCTGGGTCTATTTCATATTTTCTAGATATCCTTATAACCTCTTTTAAAAATGGTTTATCATTACCAATTAATCTTTTTGAATCTCCAGTTAATTCAAAAGGCATATCTGATTCACCATCGTTTAAAGATGCAAGAAAACCTTCTCCTAATCTATCAACAGCTTCTTTTTTCATTACAAACTCGCCTGGTGTCAACATGGCAGGAACACTATCCTCATTATTGTTAGAGGATTTACCATCATTATCAAAAACTTTTCCACCATCATTAAATAATCTCATCAATCCCTTTTTAGGTCTATTTTTCTTTTCTTCTTTTTTCTTTTCTTCTATCTCCTTTCTTCTTTCAAATGATTCTTTAGATTCAAAAAGTCCTCCCCTCTTATCAAGGTCAAACATATTAGCAGTGAAAAAGTCTACGATACCACCCAGAGCTCTTGTAGCACCACCTGTCTCTCCACCTTTCTTATCAAAATCAGTGAAATTACCAGTCACAGCATCAACAGTTCCACCAAACATTTCACCAGCACTTCTAGGAGAAATTAATGCATTTAAACCCATGAGTCCAAAACCAAGACCACCACTTATAAATGCACCAGCTCCTTTTCCTAAAGAGTCAGCTGTGTTAGTTGCACCACCAGCGCCCTTTGCACCACCTTCACCTTTAAATTCTTTTTGTAATCTATCTTCCTTTTCAAAAACCTCATCCTCTCTCTTATCTAATTCTCTTGATCTTCTCTCCTGTTGTTCTTGAATATAATCTTGAATATTAGTTACATCTTTGGATATTGTTGCTACGGTTTTTTGTAATTCTTGAATATCTGATTTATTAACTTCAACTGTTTCTGTTGTTTTTTCAATTGTTTTACCTAGACCAGAGGACAATTTTAAGGCTCTCTGAGCCACCACGTTCGTATCCTTGATTGATTCAAAGAAATTAGCGAGAGTTATCTTTTTAGGTTGTTGATCGTCAGGATCCATACTTTCGTACACCTTCTGCTTGTTGTATCTTCAGATTTTCTGTTTCAATATACTGTTGTAAGAGAGCTAGGTAAATGTCTCTCTCCCAAGGAATCATGTTCTCAAGTTCTGTCAAGCTATATTTATGGTATTGCATGAGAGCAAAATTGATTCTGTAATGAGATTCAAGATCCTCTCTTGCAATACTTAACCGAAAAAATCGGCTAGACCCTCCAAAACGATACTGCTCTTCTTTTTTGTTTTTGGATTTACGATTTCAATCGTATGAGATAACTTAGGCATTGTTGCAAAAAATCTCTCAACTTCTTTATATTGTTTTGAACTTAATTGTTTAATAAAATCTAATCTTTCCTGTGGTGAGTAATCAGTTGAATCCCAAGATTCTTCCTTATTGAAAACTGTATCTATACAATCTGCAACTACTTGAAAAGTTTTATCTACAACATCTTCAGAACTATCATTCACATCAAAGTTACTTTCAATAAATTGATTTAGTGATGGATATTTCATACGAAGAGTTAAATCTTTCTCAAGAATAATATCTGTTGTATGATTTTTAGGTTTTACAACTTGAATCTCATCCACATATATTGTAGTTGAAACTTGAGTTTCTCTATCATCTGGGCATGTCACGGTCAATTTAATGTCTTCTCCAATTGACTTTGCACGAATATTTAAAAATATAAATTCAATATCAAAAGTTGGTAGATTATCTACCTTCACACCTCTTGTCAGGATACACTTTTTTAGAACATCCTTAACAGCATTTGTCATTTCGTTTTGATTTCTGGTCTCAAGTGCAATGATTAGTATTTTTTCTTCCTTGACTAGAAAAGGTCTGTATTTAATTTTTTTACCTGTTGATGGCAATTTCAACTCATAAGTTGGAGTCGTGAGAGTTGGTAATGGCATAATTTATTAATTCAGTATTTTATATAGTGTGTTTTTAGAGTAATCCACCTAATGTGTACACATCTAACCACCAAGGTCTTTTTTGATTTTTTTTATTATCTTTTGCTGCTTTTGTTGCATTAACCACTGTGGGTTCATCATAAATTGTTTCTTCAGATGCTCTCATAAAATCCTCTGCGACATTTTGATTTGTTTCCTCATAATTAAAACTTGTAAAGAATCTATCATATGAAAACTGCATGCTACATCTTAACACATTTGAATCACCATAGGCAAGTCTCATGGATGACATGTTGGTTGGCCATACATTTACAAATTCATAACTCATTAATTTGGTGGTTGGTTTTCTTTGAAATTGAGGCAAAGAACCTAAAACACCTTGCCGTTTATTATTTTCTTTCTCTATATCATCTATAAAAGCATCTCTTTCAAATTTTGTAATATGAATGATTTCCTTATAATCCTCTGGATAGTTAAATCTACCAAAAGCGTTAAGTTTTCTCTTATTTGTAGAAATTGGATTAATGTATGTCATCCATTTTTCTAATACTTCAATGATAACATGATCTGCGTCAACATAAAAAGATAAATTCAAAGGTGGAAAAGTTCTAAGATTTGGGAACTCCTCTTGAATACCTTGATGATGACCAACTGCAAGACTCGTTTGAAATGATGTGCCTGGCAATTCTGCTTCAGCACACATGATTCCCATCTTTTGCATGAAGTCCCGACCTTGAGATCTCTTATCACCTGATGTACTAGCAGTTGGAAATGAAGCTCCAGTATCATTATCTAACCATTTTTGCCAATTACCAAAAGAAAATGTGACTTGAAATATCGTATCCAGAGAGGCTCTACCAACCGTCTCTCTAGCATCAATCATACTTTTCTTAAAAATATCTGACTTTCTTGGAAATAAACTATTACTTGACACAATAAATACGTTTAGGATTATATACTATATATGAGCTATAAAGGAATATATAGGCCCTCTTATCCCAAAAAATATAAAGGAGACTTTAAAAATATCGTTTATAGGTCTCTTTGGGAAAGAAAGTTTATGAATTACTGTGATTTAAATGAAAATATATTAGAATGGGCTTCTGAAGAATTTTGGGTTCCTTATCTAGATCCAACGACGAATCGTGTTCGTAGATATTTTCCAGATTTTTTTATTAAATATAAAGATAAGAATGGTGATATCCGAAGATCTGTTATAGAAGTTAAACCACTACGAGAGACAAAGAAACCACAGGCAACAAAAGGTAAATCAAAGAAAACAATGTTAAATGAATCTTTAACGTATGCAAAGAATCAAGCAAAGTGGAAAGCAGCAAAAGAATTTTGTGAGGATCGTAAATTAGAATTTAAAATCATGACCGAGAAAGAACTAGGAATCAGATGACAATTCTTAAAAATATATTAGATAAAGTCGGAGGCATGGTCAATGAAGACTTCTTTCGTCAAGAATTAGTTAAGGAACTTGGATCTACAAATTTTGAAACTGATTTTGCAGATACTGCTGGGTTTTCGCCAGGCGAACTTTACTTTTTTACTTATCAAGCACAGACAAAACAAAAATTTTATGATCAATATCCACTGTCTTATGTGATTGAAATGCAGCCTGGCGGTTTCTTAGGTTGCAATCTACACTATGTCAGTTTAACTCAAAGAGAAGAACTTGCAATAAGCTTACTAAATAACTCTGCTCAAGGTGCGATTGCAGCACCTCGCAGAACTCTACATAAATATCTGTATACAGGTGTCAGGGGTCAACCATATCGGATTCCTGAAAGTGAATGGTCTGATGTAGCACAATTGCCTACTGAAAGATTCATTGATATGCGTGGAATGCCAGTTCCTAGAAACAGAGTTTATAACACAAATTAATGTCATCAAGTAAGATAATAACAGATCCAGAGCAAGTTACAGGTGTAACCTCAGTTGAGGGTAGTTTTTCTGTAAATTTTGATGATGATGGAAATATATCTTCAATGGTTGAACATGTTGGTGACAAGAGAACAGCACTTGATCCAAATAGTTCAAAATTTCAAGGACTTTTATTAACAAATGCTGTAAATGATGCTCGTAATGTTGCAAAGTTTGGAACTAATACTGATGCATACGAAGAATTATCAGGATCAAGATTAATAACAGGAGTTCCATCACAAACAGCAGAACAACTTGAAGATAATTTTACAACACTAAAAAAGAAGTTAGATAATGAAGAACAATTAGCTATTGAAAACGCAAATAAGGATCAATCAATAGCAAGTGCTTTTGCATCGTATGGATATGGTCAGAATCGTAGAAATATTGCTGGCGGTTCATCTCCAGATTCTGCTGTGGGTGGGGGAATTCTAGCATATCCTCTTGATATTGATACCGATCAGGATCATATGAAGATCACACGGTATGAATATTTTAGACCACCAGATATTAATAATCCCCAAAATAGAGCAGATTATTTTTCAAAGAAAACTAGTGGGCCTGGCGGAAAAGACTTATTAAGTACTTCAAACCGAGAAGGTTCAATTATTCTACCAATGCCGAAGGTGGTTGATACAAATGGTGCAGAGTGGGGAGAAAGTAAAGTCAATGTTTTTGGACTAGCTGTTGGTGAACTTGCAGCTGCAGCTGGATTGGGTGAGATTGGATCTAAGAAATTTTCTAAATTTAATGCAAAGGGAGCAGCTAAACAAATAGAAAAAGATGCGAGAAAAGCATTAGATAAAAGAGAAGATTTAGACTTAGGTGGAAAAAAAGGCAGTTTTGGTGATGGTGCTCAACTTCTAATGGCGAGTGCAGTTACAGGAGTTGCAAATGCTGCTGGTGCGAATATTTCTCAAAATGAATTTCTTGCTCGTACTGGCGGAAGAGTTTTAAATCCAAATGCAGAATTATTATTTGAAGGGCCTGTGTTAAGAGATTTTAACTTTGATTTTACTATGATTGCTCGTAGTAGAGATGAAGGTGATGAAATCCGAAAAATTATCAGATTTTTAAAAGTTGGAATGGCGCCAAGATATCAAAATCAAGTTTTTCTTCGTACACCTAAAATATTTAAATTAGAGTATAAGAGAGGAAATAGAGATTTAAATACAGTAAATAGATTTAATCCAAGTGGTCTTGCGTTAAGAACTCTTGCAATTGATTATGCACCAAATGGATATTGGTCTGCATATCAAGATTCTCAACCAATTGCATTAAGAATGAGTTTAAACTTTGCTGAATTAAAACCAATATATGATGACGATCAAGAAAGTTCACCAACAGGTAGTGTAGGTTACTAATGACATACTCAAAATCATCTAATTCATACTTTAAACAGTTACCAAGACTTGACTATCCATCATTAGCAAATGATCGTCAGTCTGCATATGATTTTCAAATTGTAAAAAACTTTTTTAAAAGAGGAGTCATTCGTGACGATATTTTTAATGAAATTACAAATTTTGAAAAATATCTTGTAGAGGGTGACGAAAGACCAGATCAAGTTGCATACAAGATTTACGGAGACTCTGCTTTAGATTGGGTAGTTTTAACATCTAATAATATTATACATGTGAGAGATGAATGGCCAATGAGTCAGGGTGATTTTTTAAATTATATTGAAGGAAAATATACTTCGGCGGAACTATCAAATATTCATCATTATGAAACATTAAGTTTAAGGGACTCAAAGGGTAATTTAATTCACCCAGCTGGAATAAATGTAGAGGAAAATTTTTCAATCACGTTTTTAGATAACGGTGCATATCGTACAGAGTCAAAAAAGAAATCTTTTACATTCTTAGAAAATGAAACTGCATTAAATGATAAGAAACGAGAAATCAATATTTTAAAACCAAGTTCATTGGATCAATTCTTTGATAATTTTAATGAAATCATGAAATATAAACCTTCTAGACAGTTTGTGTCCGAAGATCTTAAAAAGACAGAGAATCCACGCATAATTTCGCCATAAAAAAAGAGGTCGTTTTGAGCGACCTCTGGCACGAAAAATGGCCCGAAATTTTTTTCCGACTTTTTCTTAACTTTCAGCTAATTTTGCAAAATAGCTAAGAGCATCCTCCTCATCATCATCTGTGTTGACTGATGATGGTGCATCAGCAGCAACTGCAACTGGTTCACGAGCAGGAGGTTCATAAGTAACTTCTTCATCCATTACTTCTGGATCCTGTCTCTTAGGTGTACCAGCAATACCAAGTACATAGTCAAGTCTCTTCTTAAGATCCTCATATGACTTGAATTGATCAGGAGCAACTATCTCAGCGAGTGAGAACTCTTGTTTCCATAATGTTTCAAGTGCATCATCATCACCACCTAGAAGTGCCTCTGGAGCGGAGAACTCTGAAGAGTCATAGTTCCAGTATCCAGCAACCTTCTTGATTTTGATCTTAAAGTTTGCACCTTGCCAGAAAT